CACTGTTGCAGATACTGTCTTAGGATGGTCATTTCTGAGTTGGTGGCTTTTTGTTTAAAATCCAGTTTAAAATTGGTGTCGTTCTGTTTGTTCAGTTGTGAACAAAATTCAGCCAAGATGTCCAGAGCAGCATTCACTTCAGAATCCATGTCCATGGTGTTGTACTGACCATATCTCTCCACTCTGTTGGGTGATCCTGAATACACATCAGGCAGATAAGAACTGTAATTGGTGGCGGCTGGTCCGGCCAGTCTGCCTGTGCGAGTGTAGATCTCGTTGTCGCTGACCTGATTAAAATATCTTTTCCAACTCATTATCCTTAACCTTGATATTCTGTGTTTTCTGCAGTTTGTTTAACAAATCTTTTTTGATTTTGCATTTCTGACAGCATGGCTTTCATAGTACTATTTAACTCGTCTAGTTTGTCACTGGAATTTTTACCAGTTGTGGCAACAGTTTTTGACATGTTGTTGTTTAATCCTGCAAAAGATTCGCTCAATCCGTTCAATGCTGTAGTATAGCTGTCTATTTTGTTTTTGTCAAGTGAATCCAGAGTGGCATTGATATTTTTGGCTAATGATTCGCCACCACCACCAAACAACTTGCCAAAACCAGCTGCAATGCCGCTCACACCAAAAGTGGCCATGGCGCCGCTCAGAGCCATTGCTCCAGATGCAACGCTCTTCAAATTCTGTCCGTCGATTGAATTGAATTTGTTCAAGTCGTCAGCAAATTTGCTGAATGCTGTGCCCATGAGCCATGCTGCTCCTGCTATGCCTGCTCCAATCAATGCAATGGATGCTCCAACAGCAGCGGCTCCAACCAATATCAAAGGAGCTTTCACTCCAAACGCAGCCAATCCACCAGCTAAACTTTTGAGACTGGCTCCTATGGTAGGACCTCCCTTGCCAACACCTTCTAAAACTTTGCTGGCACTGCTTGATCCTCCACCGCCTCCGCCACCTCCACTGCCACTTCCGCCTGATGGTGTTTTCGCACCAAACCCTGTAAAATTTTTGGCTTTGTCAAATAGTCCCATTGCTGCTTGTTTGCCTGTGCTCATTACGTTGCCGCTGCGGCTAAATGCATAAGCACTTTTTGTAGCGGCCACTACGACAGCTAGGCCTTTGAGTCCCACCAATACCACTCCTATGCCTGCCACAGTGGCTAAAATTGCTTTAACAAATCCTGTGTTCAGCAAAGACACCACCTTGGTGAATCCAGCCATCACTAATTCTATGGCATACAGGAATGGAGATATGGCAGCTATGATTTGGTTCATTAGTTTTCTCATCTGATTGCTGAAATCTGCCACCACTTTGCCTGCAGACTCTTCTGCTTTTTTCTGATCTTCAATGGCCTCGGCGGACCCTTCCATGAATTTTGTAAATTTGGACATTTCTGCTCCAGCACCAAACATGCCTTGACCAAACAACTGAGCCAACGCATTGGTTTGACCCATGGTCTTGCCTTGTTCTGCAGCAATGGCTGCAGTTCTGCGCATTTCTTCACCAAACGCAGCATTGGACACAGATCCATCGCGCAATCCTGCTGCCATGGTCAATAGGTTGGGATTCAACAGTGCCAACCCTTTGGCATTTTCACTGATGGGCGCTCCTCCTGTGACCACCAATTCTTTGATGGCAGCTGCCATTTCTGGACTGGTTTTTTCAATTCCTGCCAACATGCCTCCCAAACGTTGTTGCTGCTCGGCAGTCATGCTCATCAACAAACTCTTCAGCATTTTGTCTTGCTGTTGCAATTTAAGAGCTTCAGATGCTTCTTTGCGAGACAGGCCTGTGGTTCTGGCCAATAGATCCAATTCTTTCACATAATTTTCTGTGCCCTGCACCAACTCTTCGTTGCTCATTTTTTGAGCAGTGCCTAAGCCTGTCTGTATTTCAAGATAATCTGCCAGCATGTCTGTGGTGTCTTCCATGGTCATACCATATTTGGAGAAGGTGGGTTGTAAATCTCTCTGCACTACCTTGCTGATGGCTGTGAATCTTCTTGCACCTAAATTCACATTGCCACCCAGCAGAGCAAAAGTGTCTGCATTGCTTTTCACTGCTTTTTGAAAAGTATCTAAACTCAGGCCTGCATCAATGGCAGCCATTCTGGAAGCAAAAATGCTGTCACCAAAATCTGCACCCACTGTGCTGAGTTCTCTAAATCTACCAATCTGCTGATCCAGTTCATCCACCAATCTTTGAATGCCTTGTGCCACCAGTGTGAAGCCCAAACCAAACTGTGACATGTAGCCAGTGAGACTGGAAGTGAAATCTCCAAATTTGTCTGTGCCCTTGACTATGTTGATACCAAAGTCTTGTATCACGCTGGAAAATTTTTTGTGATAGGTGATGTGCTGATCAAATGAAGTGGAGGCATTTTTGGCACTTTTGGTGACCTCATTCATGCTCTTGGCCATGGCAGTGGCTTCTTTGGCACCTTTTCCATCTGCACCAATTTTTTGTAGAATTGCTTGTAGTGTGGATTCTGATGCAGCACCTCTTAGAACAGCGCCGTCTAGCGTACCGCCTGGTTGATCTACCCTTACATCTGCCATTTATTAAATACCCAGTTAATTCAGACTATAAATATACACATAATACATTAATATGCACAATCACACTTATTTATACGGAGGTAATAATGGCGGAAAATCAAATTAAACAGGGCAGCAATCCTTTACAGAAGTATTTTAGACAGGTCAAAAACTACATGCGCTTGCCCAGCAAAGGCAAATTCTACCCGGCTGGTGTGTTGGACATGCCTGCCACAGGTGAACTGCCAGTGTATGCCATGACTGCCAAAGACGAATTGCTGTTCAAAACTCCTGATGCACTGATGAATGGTCAGGCCACTGTGGATGTGATACAGAGTTGTGTGCCCAATATTAAAAATGCTTGGCTGATGCCCAGCATAGACTTGGATGCTGTGTTGATTGCTATCAGAATTGCCACCTACGGTGAAAGCATGGATGTGAACATCACTGTGCCCAACACCACCATCAAACGAGATTTCAGCATGGACTTGCGTCTGGCTTTGGATGATCTCATGGCGGGTCAGTTTGCGGAGACCATGCAGATAGGTGCCATGACAGTGACCTTAAGACCCATCAACTACAAAGAATTCACTGATGGTGCAATCAAAAGTTTTGAAGAACAAAGAATAGTCAACGTGGTCAACGACGACAAACTGGATGAGCAAACCAAAGTGGGAATGTTTCAACAGAGCTTTAGAAAACTCACAGATATCACCATAGCCATGGTGGCCAACAGTGTGGTCAGCATAGCGGTGGATGGAGTGGTGGTCACAGATCCCGCACACATCACGGAATTCATTGCCAAGTCAGAAAAGAATTTTTATTCTGCTGTGATGGAGCATGTGCAAAAACAAAGAGACTCTTTCAGCATCAAACCCATCAAGGTCACCAGCACACCTGAAGACATCAAAGCAGGCGCACCTGCCACTTTTGAAGTGCCTGTGACATTTGATCAATCAAATTTTTTCGCATAAAAATACTGCCCAGCTCTCTGCCGACTATCTTAAAAGAAGTCAAGGACATGGAGAATGAAACCAAAAATTTCAAAATGGATCTGTTCAAAATGGCCTGGTACATGCGGGGCAGCATGAGTTTGGAAGATCTGTTCATGATCAGCTATGAAGATCGTGAAATCATCGGCCGTATCATCAAAGAAAACCTGGAAACTGCCAAAAAGACCGGCATGCCATTCTTTTAACAGCCCAGCACGGCGTCTAGAACCAAATAATATATTTTAATCTCTTCAGTCTGCACTTAAATATTCCTACGATGAGAGTGTACACACAGTCAAACGTGAATCACACCATACCGGACGGGGACCTGTGGTTGCCCTGTATCACCACTGAGGCAGTGGCGCATGTGGCTGCTGTGACTCAGCCTTTGCTGATCACACACATTGCGGCCATACAACACTATCAACACGCCATCACAGAATTATTGAATCTGCCCATACAGTGTGTGGGACGTCACACAGCAGAGCGATTGAGACACATGGGCTTCTCACACATACGCTGCAGACTGCGAGCAGAAGATGTGCAGATTGATTCAGCCACCACGTGGCTGCGCGGCAACCAATTTGCCAGAAACTTTGCTGAGAATAATCTAGTGACTCAAATACAAACCTATCACAGTGTGTTGAATCATGCCAACATAGACAGATTGCTGAACATGCAGCCCGAGAGTGTGCATGTGTACAGTCATGCTGTGCTGCAGGCTCTGCAAGTGAAATCTTGGCCTCACACTGACCTCTACAGGGTGCGATCAGCACCCGCGCAAGAAAATCTGTGGCAGTCAGTCACAGAATTCGATCCTAACCTGCCGCATGACGCTGCACAGGCACTCAAACAACTCACCAACTAATCACAAAGGAGACACACTCATGATAACCACCATATTGAACATTGCCACACTGCTGTTGATCATAGGCATGGCCTGGCACATTTGGCAGAGTGACGAACAAGATCAGATGAAAAAACAACGTAGACCTCGCGATCCCAAACACAAGTAGTGGACGAACCCAGTTCGTCCAAGTGATCGCTGCGCTCTCACTGTTTGAATCAATCAAGTTGCGAAGCAACTGCTCGCTCATACAGATAGCGGATCCATACTTCTCCCAGAACAGGGAGAAGTGGTGACGTCATACGAGATGAGCACGCCATCTTGAACAGCCATCACTACACGGGGCGGTAGCCCTATACCCCCTCAGGCTGACTTCATTGCTACGGAACACGGGATCAGCGGTTCAAGCCACTGATCTGTGTGGGTGTTGTGTCTTTTTCACAGAGCACCATCCTTTTTGCCTACAGTGCAACTCAGGATTCACTTTCCCTTGCGGGTGCATTTCCTGGATCTCACGATCACCAGTGTTGCTATGGTTTTGCCTTGAGCCTTTTTAATTCTTCTCGCAGCAGATTGCTGCTGCCTATTCTCACATTGATGATGCCATTGTAGTATTCATCTGATTCCAACACTCTGCGTTCAAACTGTTCCAAAGCCTCCAAATAGCCCATCACGCCTCGGCTGCGACAGATGTACAATATTTCTCGAGTGAATTGATCCATTCCCAAACGCTGCACATCCTGCAACAACTGTTCATTGCTGCCCCAGTAGTCTTTCCAGTCACTCTCCACCCGGCTTCTGCGTCGGTTCACTCGGCCTTTGAGTGGTGGACGTGATTTTTTGAACTGGGCCAATTTCTTGCCCACGTACTTGCGACCTGTTTGAAGATTGGTGATGAGATACACAAATCCTTCAGTGCCCACAGGCAGAGAATCTATGGGTTGACCTTCATACATCCATGGCATGCCATTACTTACGTGAGTGAGATTTCATCCAGCAGAGTCTTGGATCTTTGTGATATTTTGGTAGTGATTGAAAAGTTTTGGTAACCAAAAGGCACACAAAATTTTTGCGCCGCAGTTTTGTACTTCGTACAAACTGTAGTGTCTACCGCAGCGGCTGCGCCGTGCTACTGGCTGCGATTCTTCTCTTTGTGCTGTTTGTATTCACGCACAATTTCTGCTCGGCGTGTGCGACCCAGTTTGCGTATTTCACTCAACCATTTTCGGGCCTGTATTTTGCTCTGTCGGCTGGGTCTTTTGGCAAACTTTTCATTGTATTTGAAGTAGTTCATGTAGGCCTTGGTCAGTAAATCATGTGTGTCGTCCATGTGTGCTCCTATATCTCGTGAAATTCAGTTGAATTGCTGTAGGAAGTGAATCCATTTTCTTTGATCACTTTGAGTGTGTTGTTGACCCTACCCATGAGTTCATCTCTGTGGCTGATCAGATATATGCTCTTGCCACGCTCTCTACTCATACGTTTCAGTATGGCAATGGATGATTCCACACCCGCTGTGTCCAATCCAGAATCAATCAATTCATCTATGAACAACAGATTAATCTCTTGATACAAACTTTCCCACACATCTCTGAATGCAAAGCTCAATCCTAATATCAATCTATTGCGCTCACCTCTGCTGAGATTGTCAAAGTCAAGTTCTTGGCCCAACATGGTAATCTGCACACTCAAATCGTTTTTGAATGTAACTGTGTGCGGCAAGCCCAATGCTGTGAGATAGTGTGTGAGCCTGTTGTTTAAGAAAGCCAAATTCTGATCTATGATCTTCTTTCTGATAAAACTGTCCTTGTTGGTCAACAGTTTTAACAAAAATTCTTGATGATCTTTGAGCGTTTGCAAACGATTCACTTCACTCCAGTCCAGTTCTTGCAATGCTTCTGTGCTGAGTTCTGTGATTTGATCCACATAAGGATTTTGTTCTGCTTGTTTGTTTTTCAGTGTGGATTTATAAGTTTCCAGATGTTGTCTGTGCTCATATGCTTCTTTGACAGTGTCATAGTATGTGTCTGGACGTGTGTCTTGTGTGCCCATGAGTTTGATGGCTTCATCTATCACTGCTATTTCAGACTGTATGCTTTGATTGTAGTTGACTGCTTCACCATATTCTTCTTCCAACTTGCGTTGTATTTCACAAAATTTATCATTGTGTAATTCCTGACCACAGGCATAACAAGTGGCTTTGTCATACAGTTTATCCAGATCATTGCCTACTTTATTAACTGTTTTGTCTGCCTGCAGCAGCGTCATTTCCAAACTGCTCTTATCTTTTTGTAATTGTTTCAGTTCATTGCTGAATTTGGTCCATTCTTCCAACTGTTGATGTGTGGCCAACTCTTGATCAATGTCCACAGACTCCAGTTCCTTGATGGATTTATTCAGTTTTTCAATGTCCAAATTCTTTTGTGTGTTCCAAATTTTTTCTTTGTTGCTCAATGAGTTGATGGTTTCTTTGATCTTTTCATTGCTCATTTTGAGACCTTCCAAACGTGCATTTTCCATGGCCATGTCTTCTTTGCTGACTCTGATGCGATCTTTCAACAGTTCTGCTTTTTCGCTCAGCAGTGTGATGCCCAACAACTGTTCTATGATGTCTTTTTGATCATTGGCACTCATGCTCAAGAACGGTTCTGTGTATGTGTTCAATGCCAATATGTGTTTGAACATGGCATGTGATAATCCCAACATGTGATTGATAGCAGCCTGAGTCATTCTGCTGTCTCCTTGGCTCTCATCAGTGATCTCTTGTTCACTGTCATTGATAAAATATCTTAGAGTGTTGGGGCGTCTGCCTCTTTCAATGCGATATTTCACACCATCCTTTTCAAAAGTCAGTGTGACCAACATGTTTTTGTTGTTGGTCTTGTTGACCAAATTCTCTCTGCGTATTTTTGTTAATGCTTCACCAAACAGTCCATAACTCAGTGCATTGATCAGTGTGGTTTTACCAGTGCCGTTTCTGCTGCCTGCATCATCTCCACCTTGATCCAAGTTTTCACCCAACACCAATGTGAGTCTTTGTTTGTCCAGCATCACTCCTTGGGTCTGATTGCCCACACTCATGAAATTTTTAACTGTTAGACTGTTAATTTTTATCATTGTAGATCTCTGTAAATTTCTAGCAGTGTGTTTTTGTTGTAGCTGTCGGATTCTATGGCATTGATTTCTTTGCTGACAATTTCATCCACAGATTCAAAACGTGTGATATCCAGTGTGCTGGTCATTTCATCATCTTTTTTGCCAGGAATCAGCACAATTTCTCTGCAGTTGTAATCTTTTATAAAAGTTTCTTTGATAAAACTGGCTTCTTCATAGCTGATGTCTATGTCCAATGTGACTTGCAAGTGCATCTTGGGCAGTATGATATTCTTTGCATCATTTAATAATTGACTCAGATTGACTTTCAAATATCTTGGACAATTGTACCAATTGATGTATCTGGGAGTGCCACCATGTTCCATGATCATCATGCCACGCTGATCATCATTCACATCTGCATAGTTGTGCGGCATAGGATTGCCAATGTAATGTATGTTTCTTGCTGTTTGTCTCTTGTGAAAATGTCCTGTGAACACATATTCTGGATGCACAAAATCCACTGCTTGTATCAATCCAGTGTCTGGCATTTCTATCATGGCGTTCATTAAAAAGTGTGGCAATTCAAAATGACCAAACATGTATCTGCTTTTGATTTTTTTGATCTGTTTGTATTCATCTCCCACCAACCAAGGCACCAAGGTCACATCATCTATGGTGGTGGTCTCTGTGATCACAGTGATCCCAGGAATGAATCTTGCAAACTCCACTGAGTGAATATCACGCTTGTCCTTGTAGTACAGATCGTGATTGCCAGGAAAGAAATAAAATTTTTCAAAAGCCTTGCCCAGTTTCTCCAAACATTTGATGGAAACATCCATGGTCATCAAATTCAATGAGTTTCTATTGTGATGCCAGTCACCACAGAATATGCCTGTTTCGCAATTGTTTTGTTTGGCTTGTTCTATGAACCAATCCACAAATTCTTCACAATCTTGATTGTGAATCATGCTGTTGCTCTTCAAGCCAAAATGTATGTCAGTAAAGACTGCTGCTTTTTTAAACATCAAATATAAATTTCCAAGACTTCATTGTAAACAAAAAATTGAATAAAGTCAATAACTTAAATTTTCTTTTTGAATTCCCTGTCCACAGCATTTTGATATGCTTCTGCGTTTTGACGTGTGTGACTGGGCATCATGTCATTCATTTCCAGAATGTCATCTCTGATATTTTGATTTCTTTTTTCGATATTGATGATTCTCACAAATGAATTGGTCACTGCTGCTGTATAATAAGCAAATGGATTATTGGATTTGCTTTCATCAAATTGTAAACCAATCTGAGTTAATTGTAATATGGCTTGCCCTTGCATTTCGTCATTGTAGGTATAACCTCTCACATTGCCTCGAGTGGCATAACGTTCACACAGTTTCATCCACATCATAGCCAGTTTGGCTGTGGGCTTGCCGCCCTCCTTATTAAACTTGCCATTGTGCATGCCGCCTTCCCAGTGACTCTTACCCACACATGAAAGATTGTCTTTCTCGTCATACTTCCAATGTTGGAAAGCAGGAAAGTTCACTTTGATCTTGGAATCTGCAGAACTTTTGGGATTTTTTTTACGCCCCGGTTCATTGGGTATGTGATCATAGGTCATTACTCTAAACACCAAGTCTTCTTTTTTAATTTTTTTGTAATCCACTTC